TATAAATAAGTTGGGGTGGCTTAACGAATAACCGAAACTCGGCTCACCGAAACTCGGTACGTTAAAATAGCCGCCTCTTCTTTTTTTATTAACTATAAATAAATAATTATGCAAATAAAAATAAATAAAAATCAACAACAGATTAATTTTAAAAAACACATTTGGACTATTATAGAAATTGCAAAACAAAAAGCAAAAATTGGAATGACTGGTTTTAATTACCCTATTCCACGTAATCAAGGTATAAGTGCATATACTTTAATAGATGCAGTAGAAAAAGAAACTGAAAAATCAGTATATGGAGGGTGTAAATGTATATCAAATGGAATAATTAAATTTTCAATAAGAGATTAAAATAAATAATTATGAAACCAATGAAAGTAAAAAAGGTGGGCAAGCACCACATAGATACATATCATGAATGGGCGAGTTACATATATGAATACAAACTTAATTCTATGATAAAATGGTACAATGAAAAATTTAAATATAAATTATGGAAAAAATAAATTTATTAGAACAAGCAATAAACAAAATAACAATTAAAATGCTTGATAGTATGGAGAATGGAGAAACTATAGTCTTAAACAAAAGGTTTGACTTATATAAATATCTTGAGGGGTATACAATAGGTTTAAATGAGTGGGAAGAAATGGAAGAACCTTCTTATTTTGTATTAGAAGATAAAAAATATAATGAGGAAACTATTTGTGTGCAGTATGGAAATAATGAAATAGATTTCACTGATGTATATGGGTATGATGAAGATGAAGATTATTTCTCACTTAAATAATAAATAAAAACAAATAATTATGGAAACAAATACAATATCATTTAATGTCAGCAAAACTATTAACATCGGTAACTTTGAAGCTATTAAAATTAATTACGGCCAAAGTATTACTGTGGATCCTACAAGATCTATTGAAGAACAAAGGCAAGAACTTATACAGGAATGCTACGCTACTGTTAAGAAAGAAACGAGGCTATGGACGCTTAAAAGCGTTGTACACGTTGACTCTAAAAAGAATAGAACAACTTA